AAGGTTCACATTGTACTGCTCTTTTATCACCTTGAAATTGTATTTTACAAATAGAACAATTACACATATAATTTCCAGGAGCATATCCACCTATTGGATATTTTTCAGCTTCTTCAAGTGTTTGTTGTTTAGGTTTACCTCCAAAACAAGTAGATGCTAAATCATTAAATTCATTTGTTCCTATTTTCGGTATTTGATTTTCCATATCTTTTTTTTTTAAATTATTATTTTGTCATTATAATAATAAAAGCAACGGCCAACGTGATAACTGAAATCCAGGCCAATAATTCTACAATAATTTCCTCTCTATTATTCATATTTTTTTTTATAAATTTTAAACAATTCCTCTAGCGTTAAATTTTTGCCTTTGTAATCCCAAAGGTATATTGAATTAAAATCGCATTCCAAACGGAGCCAAGTTATAAAATTAACGACTCTTATAAGGTCGTCATCCTTTGGGATATATCTTACACCTTTCATAATCCTTTTTCTTTTTTATAAATTTCTAATAGTTCTTGTGGTGAGTTATTATCAAAAGATAAATCATCATCTGTAAGCCACAAGTTCAAATACCACTCTGAAAATATAATAGCAAAATCTTCCGATATTTCAACACATTTATCAGCTACAATCCACCCGTCTGTAGCAATTTCAAATTTTTGTTTTAATGTCATTTTGATCCTAATTTAACTAAAAAATTAAAAACCCAAATAATTCGGTTTCTGAAAGCCTCGTATAATAAAATCGTTAGTAGTATATTCATAATTTCTTTACAAAGTTATCGTTATAATCAAACTCAAGCTCAAAAATTTCGGAGTTATCTAAATATTTAAAAGTATAAATCCAGTGCGAGCAAAAGGCTTTTTTTTGATTGCTCCACTTCTCCGGTAACTCTAAATTTTTAGCCGTTCCAACCATCCGAAAATATCGGGCGTTTGGTCCAACTTGAGGCTCTAAGTGAATACCAATTTTATTATTTTTTACAATTAGGTAGTCCATAAATTTTTTGATAAATTATATATTCCTTTAAAATTTTTCGATAAATTTCTTTGCTATTTTCTAATTTTTTTATTGATAATTTACCACTATAAATATTAGAAGTAAAATTTTTTTTATCAAACCAATATTGAAAACTAAAAGAAATAATATAATTAAATCTTTTTAAAATAAAATTAATTGGAGTAAAAATAAAATTAATTTTATAAGCAATATCATAAGTTTTTAAGCGCCCAATTTGCATAATCAATAATTTTTTGAAAATCCTCCTTATCCTGGCCCTTTTGTCTCCAGGTATATTTGTCAATATTAAATTTGCAAATAGCTAGTATTTCCTCCTTAGTCAAATTTGACTCAGCTCTCGCAAAAGTATCAATTCCGATTTGATATTGCTTTGGTTTTTCAACGTATGGATTTGTAATTGTCTTAAAATAATTTTTAGAAGTATCGTTGTTATTTTCTTTTAAATCCCAATTCATCCAAAAATCAAAACCCTCATTTGTTTTTTTCCAAATAAAAGCCTTTGCTAAATTATCCGTTGCAATATCATCTCCATCATTTTTTTGATATTCTAAAGCCTTAATTTTAACTTTTTCCGGTAGTTCACTAATTTTCATAATTATAAAAAATAAACCCTCCTCGATTGCTACCGCCAAGCGCAAAAGAAAAGGGATATTAAATACTTTACTTTGGCGGTTGTACAAATATATAAATTTTATTTTTAATTACGCAAATAATTTTCGTTAAATATTTTCAAAGTGTAATCACGCTTCTTTAATACGGCTTTGTAAATGTCAAGTTCAATACCTCCTTTGCTAAATATCCAAAATATTTCATTTGATTGCCTTTGCATCGTCGTCAATCGATCTCGGCTTTGCCAATAACTAGTCGCACTAAAATCAATATTATAATAAACTAAATACTTTGCATTTTGCAAACTTATACCCTCACGCCCGGAGACGATTTGTAATGCAATACATTTGTCGCTATTGTCAAACTCCTCGACGTCGTTAGTCAACTGATCTCCGTAAACTGATTTGATAGCGTTAAATTCCTCCTTAAACTTATAAAAAATCGCGATTTTTATACCTTTGAATTTGTTATGTATAAAAAACGCCTTATTTTTATCAATTACTTTTGAAGTTCCGTCCTCAAATTTGCAAGTGCCTGAGCTTAGTTGGTGAATTTTTTGCATTAATTTAACTCCGGTATCTCCGAGAATAACCTGGCCTTCTGTATTTTTAACAACTAAATTCTTTTTTAACTTGTTAATTATCAAATTTGTGATCGGTTGCATCTCGCACTCTAGGATCATTTCATTAACTGAGGTCGTAAAACCGGCCTGAGCCTGTGTAAAAGTTATAATATAGTGCTGTGTAATTCTTCTAATTAGCTGCTCTTTGGCCTGGCTGTAATCTTTTATAACAGCATATCCTAAACGTTTTTCTTTTACGTCTACGTAATCAATGGCCCACTTATAAAAATTAGTATATTGTTTAAAAGGAGAGTAATCACTTATCCAAAATTGATGAAACCATTGCGAGTGACTCTCCGGAGTTGGCGTTCCGGATAAAAAAATCATAGGCAAATGAGAATAACGCTTTTTGAATAACTGAGCGACTTTATTCGGCTTTGGATAAGCTCCAAATCGGTGATGCTCGTCGTGTATTATCAAATCAAATCCGTCCCCTTTTTTATCTATATTTGGGACCAAATGTAAACTCTCATCGTTTATAATTGTTAAATCAAAGTCAAAGCCAAAGTTATCGTAGTCCCACTGGATTGAGGATATTGCTTTCTTTTTTGTTAAAAACAAAACTCGCTTGGCGTTAAATAACTTTGCCGTATTTAGAGCCGTCAAAGTTTTACCGGTCCTCACTTCCATAGCTAAATAAACAATTTTTTTATGATCCAAAACCTCAGCCGCTTGAGCTGAGATTTTAATTTGATAGTCTCTGAGTTTCATAATTAAAATGCTAAGTCGTTCTCGTCCTCAATCTCAGTAATAAATCCATTAATTGAAAATTTACGAATCCCTCCGTTAGTCGTGTCCTCGCGTTTCCATTGTTTAAATTCAAAATAAGTACCTAACCAACGGCCAAACCAGCTGACGTTCATATTTCGAGGCATTTCCCTAACTCCGTCGGCATAGGCTTGCATTATCTCCTTAGTAGTATAAAAATAATCATTTTTCCATAAAAACTCATTCTCACAAAAGTCATAAAAATCCTCGCAAGTGTTTGCAATTAATTTTTTGGTTTTACCCGTTTTAAGCTCTGAGTAAATCAATCCATTTTTAAAATACTTTTGAATATTACTAACCATATAATTAAAAAAAGCGTTCCACTCTGACTCATTCCAGCCGTCAAAAAACATTTTACCAAACTCGTTGACCGGCTTGTATTTTTTTGAATAGTGTCTAAATAATTCAATTTCAATTTTACGTGCGTCGTGAGAGTCTCCAACGCCTGACAAAATATAATTTGAAGTAAATAAAATCTTAGGACTTTTTACAAAAGGGATCTCAATCGGTTGCAAGTTCTTTTTGTTTAAAGTTAAGTTTCCAGTTATTATACTAAATAACGTCTCAAATTTAAAAGACCGCTCCATATCGTCAAAGCAAATGATATTATCGTCTAGGTTAATCGTTTGATAAGGAAATTGACCTTTGTTATTAAATTCCTTTCCGTTTAAAGTTACCATTTTACGCAAATGTCCTAGCGCTTTTGATATTAAAGTTTTACCAGTTCGTCCGCTTGGATTGTCATTCAAAGTCTCATCGTAATAAACAATCGCAAGGCCCTCGTCTTGTTTTTTATAAGTATTAAGTAAATATCCAATTGAGGTTTCAATTGTCAATTTTCGGCTTTCCTCCTGGTTGGATATATTGAAAATAAAAGTTTCAAAATCGGACTTGTCTTGAATGATTTTAAAATTGTAATCTATTATATTTTTTTGCCACACAAAGCCTCCAATATTAATGTAATCGATAAAATTAACCGAGTCAATTTTTACCTCAACGACCTTATTTTTAAAAAATAGATAGGAAGTGTCCGCAGTATCTCGGATCATAGTTAGGTCCTTAGTGTCGAGTTGGTTTAAATATCCCTCCGTGAATTTCGTTGTAGACTTCGCAAAAAAGTTATAGACTTGCATGTCAACCTCAATAACGTGATTAAGTACAAAATCTTTGATTTGCACCTCGTTAACCTCGTTAATAATGTTATTGTATACTTTTACAAAAGTAAACTCCTTATCGTTTAATTGGACCTTATAAAAGCCTCTATTTTCTAAAAACAATTTAAACTTGTAATCGTTTAAAGATAATTTTCCGTTTTTGTCAGTGTCCCAAAAGACCAAAAAATCGTCCTCAAAATCAAAATCGATTAAGTCCTCAATATCGGAATCCGATAAGCCGTCTTTGCGAAATTGTTTTTTGGCCTTTTGCACCCCCTTTTTGAGTAATTCCTGAGCCTCTCTAATTTTATTGTCGTCAACCAAAGTAAGGCTGTCAAACTCGCTCGTATTTTTATAAGCGCTATTAATAATCATTTCAAGCTCTGAGTCAGTAAGTCCGGCCGAATAGTAATTTTTAAACATTCCTATTGCCTCATCTTTTGGAAGTCCGGCTCTATTTAAACCGGATGCTAATTTAAAAAGATTATTATTTCGCTCTCCAGCGTTTAAAGTAAATTTTTTATTAAACCATTTTATAATTACGTCAACCTTTTTTGAAGTGTCGTTAATTTGAAAGTGAGTTGGATAGTTATTTTTTCGAGTAATCTCTGTAAATTCGTTTTTTAAAATCCAAACTTTTGAATTATGATTGATAAATAAATCCGGATCATAACTTTCGTAACAAACTCTGGAGACGTCTTTTGTTTTTGTGTCTAGACTTGAGTCAAAAGTTTCGCAAAGGGCCTCGTAATATTTTTTATGATTTTGGATTTCGGCTGGTATTTTTACAATTGCCTTTACTCCATTTCCAGAGGGACTAATAAAAGCGCTATAAATGTACTCATTATCCTGGAGGCTATCTCTTAAACAAATTGCATCCTCAACGTCGTCAAAATCTAAGCAAGCGAAACCGGAATGATTAACGCAATTTTTCGCAGCTCGTCGAGAAAATTCGCCACTAAAACAAACGGACTTTAATTTTCCTTTCGCCTGGTTGCGTTTCTCTTTGTCTTCAATCAATCTTAATTCCTCGATTTTATATTTGTTACTTCCGTCTTTAAACGATTGCAATACATTATCAATCTCATCAAAAAATGGATTTTCTACGTCTGTTATTTTAGAAAATATAGTTATCATAATTATTTTGCAGTTCCGTTAAATTTATAATAATAAATGTCATTTTTTAAAGTAATAAAATCTAAAATGACAACTCCAAAATCGTCAAAGCTAGGAGTTAATGTTAACGGGATGCAATTATCAACGTCAATTGATTTTAATAATTCATGATAAGCGCTCGAGTGAATAAGTTTTGAGCTAAAAGTTTTGGAGTCTAAGTCATCAAATACGGCCTCCATGTCGTATTTGTTTGAGATAAATAATTTCATAATAAATAAATTTAAAAAGGGATAAATCCACCAACTTCGACACTGGTTTCATTATCCCTTAGTAATAATGTTTTTTTAATTGTCGAAGTTAGGCAAATATATAAATTAATTTTTAATTAACTAACTTTTTTTAATGTTTTTTTTAATAACGGCATAATACAGCAAAAATACAGCATTTTATTTTTTTGCTGTTGTACTGATAGCGTGGCTTTACATTACAATTTTACTATAAAAAACAGCAAAACAGCATTTTTTTACTTTTTGACAAAAAAAATTTTTTTTTACTCTTTTATAAAATATATATATAGAATAGGCGTTTTCTTGTGTTTTGCTGTTTTGCTGTTTTGAGCAAAAAAAAGGAGGCACAAAGCCTCCGATTTCCATTATTAACCAACCAAATTATTAAAAATCCAAATCGTCGTCCTCGATAACCTCTTCAATTACTTCGGTTTCGATTGTCTCCGCTTTTGTTAAATACGTTTTTAAGTAAGCCTCTAAGGTATTAAAAGCCTCGTCCGCTAAGTCCGCCTCTGAGTCGCTTAAGGACTTCTCAAAGGCAAAGCCTGGAGTCGTATATTTGACAGCTCCTTTTTTGCCGTCAATTGCTTTGGCTACTACAACCCACTCGTCCGTTAACCTGGATCGTGTTTTGGCTGTAAAATCTCCATAACTTTGGCACGCTGCGCCTTTAAGTTGTAAGTTGGCTATTGATCCGTTTTCGAGCATACAATAAACGCTCTTAACGTAATGACCTCCGGCAGCCTTAATTTTCTCTTTAATGTCTTTGTAAAGTCCCTTAGC